ATCGCCTCGGGCGAGAACCAAGATACCTGCAGAGGAGTTCTTGAGTGTGACAACATCACCGACAGATGGCGAAGCTGGAAGAAGAACTGTACCACCGTCAGAGCCAGTAGCAAAGTTGTAACCTTCAGAAACAGCGGTACCGTCAACTGCAATAGCAACCGAGTTACCTTGAACCGAAAGTTGTCCAGATGCAGCCGAAAGACCAGCACCAGCCATACCTGCAACGAGGTCGGCAATGCTTTCTTTCTTAGATGTATTGTCGTCAGCATCGATAATAGCGATACTGTCGGCAGCAACATTAACGGCAGCGGCAGAAAGATCATTAAGATCAAGGCCAATGTCATTAGCATTGACTGAGATACCACCGTTAGTAGCAGCACCAACATCAAGGTTTCCAGAACCGTCTTGGGCGAGACCAGCACCAGCGACTGCTGGAGCAAGTTTAGCACCTGTAACACCGTCATCTTTAAGACGAAGTGCATCAGAGTTAAGTTCGATTGTCGAATCATCAACACCAACAGCGAGGACACCGGAAGCAGCAGCAAGACCATCACCAGCGATTGCAGTAGCATAATCAGCGAAAGTATCTTTGCGAGTAACGTTTCCGTCTGCATCGATGAAAATCAACGAGTCAGCACCAACATTAACAGCAGCTTCGGTTAACTCAGTCAAGGAGACAGAGAGAACACCAGCAGAAGCAGCGAGACCATCACCAGCGATTGCAGTAGCATAATCAGCAAAGCTTTCTCTTTTGACAGAACCATCAGCATCAAGCATCATAAGTTCATCAACACCGACTGCAACATCAGCGGCTGGCATGAAAGCACCACTAATCTTAAGATCAGCGACATTAGCACTGTTTTGGAATGGTGTCATTCCAAGACCACCGTCAGCCTCAACATCAAGCGAGAATCTAAGCGAACCACTAAGACCGACAGCCGATACCTGACCCAAGCCAGCAATGTCTTTACTTGCATCAAGAACAACAGCCTTAGATGCAACAGCCGTACCAGCGGTTGAGCCATCAAGGAAGTTAAGTTCTGCACCAGTAGAAGTGATAGCAGTGCCCTTGTATGTAAGAGCAGAGTCAGCAGCAACAGTAATCGATTGAGCAGCAAATGTCAAAAGATCAGTATCAGAATCGCAACCAATGGTTGAGGAATCATCAACAGCTAAAGACTTAAGTGCGGTGTCACCGTCTGCATCGACAGTAAAACCACTCATAGTAATGGTGCCCATAGTAAGGTCACCAGAACCATCAATGCTGGTAGCATCAGCAATAGAACCAACCGAAGTCAATCCTTGACTGTTAAACTCAGCACCAGCCGAGTGAACTGATTTAGCTTGAAAGGTTGGGACACCTTCAACATTTAAAGTACCATCAATATCAGTGTTACCACTAGCATCAACGGTGAATTCAGCATTCGTAATTGTAGCGACTGTTAAATCACCACTACCATCGATGCTCGTAAAAGAGGCTGCTCCCGCAGAACTAATACGAGTAACATCTTTCATAACGAGTGCACCGTCAGTTTGAAAATTGCCTGCACCAGAAATGATACCATTGTCATCAAGCAAGATCTTGGTGTTACCACTTTGATCCTTGACCTGAATATCACCTTCTTGGTCCAAAGCACCGGACAAAATTGCCTGTCCGAATTGAAATTTGTAAGCCATGTTTAAAAACCCTCCATTTTTAAGTTTTATTTATAGCTGAACGAGATACACCTATCCATATTTCATATGCATAAATGGCAGCCCGCTCAATTATAAATAGTATGTACCATGCAGTATTTTTCTATGTAATAAAGTATTTATTCGTGCCGTTGCAATAAAGCTGGATAGATGCAAAAGGTGACTCCAAAATTACTGAATTTTGACCGTCGATCGTTTGAGACCCTGATGCTAAAATTGTAACATTATTAGATGCTGCCGTGCCTGCTTCATCTTTCACAACATAAGTTTGACCATCTAATAAATTAGCGGCATCGGGTAATCTAATTGATAAAATACCATTCGTTGTATTAGTGCCAATATAGTAGTCTGTAGTGGAAGCTGTTATGGTGGTATTTGTGTTTCTTCTATTTAATTTAAGCCCACCAAAAATTTGTAAAACATTATTACTGAAAACAAGGTTATTGGAGCCACTTACTGTTCCAGCCTCAACATTATTGCGAAATTGCAAAGCCCCTAATGGCCCCTGAGCATTAGCATTTCCACCGCCGCCACCACCAACAATGCCAGTTAGCCTGCTACCATCACCCATTAAGTAAGAGGCTGATATACCCGTACTTGCTGTAATTTCTCCTATAACATTTAGAGTGTCACCATCAAATGTAAGATTTGATTCGCATGTTAAAGTATTGGCATTACCATCTACATTTGTTATTATTGAATTGTTGGTTGCATTGGCAACTCTTGGGACATTGATAACCTCAGCACCATCTGAAGTGCTTAGATTACCCGAAACTATTGGTATTACAATGTTTCCATTGACATCTTTTCTGGGTATCATCTCATTTGGCTGAGCTACGGAACCCGATAAATTGTTATATGCCATGCGGTGTCTCCTTCTTTAATTAGAAGACAAACCAGTTTGTCCCATTTGAATAAATACTGATTGCTGGCATTGTGCCTGTTAAAATATAAGTTGGTGCACCATCAAACAAGTTTTGAACCGGCGATGAACTTGTGAGAGTGATGTTATTACTAGCTCCGGTTCTTGCAGTGACCTCATCTTTAATAGTCCAAATTAAACCGGTTGGCACTGTATCGGCGGCCGGCACTGTGATTATGGTGGCAGTTGTTTTGGTTATACCGTATATGTGCTTATCTTCTGTGATTGCAAAGTTTGCACCTTTAGAGACATATCCCCCAGCAAAACCGGCGACACTAACAACTTTTTGAGTTGCACTTGCACTTAACACAAAGTTTGTGGCTGCACCTGCACCTGCTTCTGTGACAACCAAGCTACCGGTTCTCATGTGTGTGTCATCGTTTGTATTACCAAATGATGTTGAGCCAGTTGCATCTATCTCAGTTATGTCTTGATAGTGAAAAACACTAGCACTGACTGCACCAGTGACAACTAAATTACCAGACAAGATCATTGTGCTTGGTGAAAAATTAGATACAGAAGAAGTATGATATAATAAAAAGGCTGAACCACTGGTTGCATTTGCACCAGTTAAAAATTGTAATGAACCAGTAGGACCAGCAGCTTGGCCACCGCCAGTTCCAGTGTCTTCACAATTAACATATGCCCAGCCGAAATTTGCCATGGGCCTACTTTACTCCGGTGGTGCCTTGCCAACTTGGACCATCTTCAGTTTCAACAGAAATTGGTGGAATGCTTGTTAAGCCGGCTACTATATCAAATGTTACAGTTTCGGTTGTAGTTGACTGAAAGGTTAATCTACTAATCTTAAGATCAAGTGGGTCGTTAACAGAGCCGCTTTGTCCACAATGGATTCTAAAGCAAGCTTCGCCAGTGGCACTGGTAATTCCAGCAGCACTAAATCCAACTTTTAAATCTCCGCCTTGGTCGCGATGAGGTATTATTTGAACCCACTTGGTTACATTTGGAAAATCTACTGTTAATACATGTGTCGAGCCGCTGGCTGGTGCTAAACACGAGCCCGAAGCAAAAGGTTTTCCACTCACCTGATAGGAACCAACATTATGCAATCCCGGTCTAAGTTCCCAACTTCCCATTATTAAACTCCTTTAAATTTTTGATTTACAATGTAAATAGTTACTAAATTTTTCTTCGACGTCTTTCTAAAGCTCTTTGCTTTTTTCTTTCTTCTCTAAGTCTTGCTCTTTGTGCTCTTTCTTTTTTGATTTTCTTCTTAACTGAGGGCTTTTCGTAGTGCCGTCTATCTCTGACTTCTTCGACAATTCTTTCTTTCTTGACTTTCTTAAGAAATCTACGAATTAATCTTTCGTTACTTTCTCTATTGTTGAATCTTTTAGTTACTACTTGTGACTTCTTTTTCATTATTACCTACTTTAATCTTTCCCATATTTTAGATGATGCACCCATGATTGAGCTAATATCAACTCCCGCATCATTTGGATCACCTAAATCAACAGCACCTGCAGATTGTTCTCTTTGTGCTGGTGCAGGAGTTGTACCTTCAAATAAATCTACACCGTTGTATGCATCTTTGTTAATAGCACCCATCAGTTTTTGTCTTTGTTCTTTTAGATTTGTGTTCTTTGGCTCACGAACAATTTGTTGTGGCACAGGTTTTCTCTGTTCAACTATGGTTGTGTCTGTAATACCTTTTACAACTTCTGAAACAACATTAGAAAGCAAGCCCTCTTCAATAAGAACTTCTTGTATACATTCTTTTACGAGTGGCTTTATGACTTTTTTTAATTCTGATTTTTTCATTATTTACTCTGTAATTTTAACGGGAACTGGCTGGCCCATGCTGGCCTTTGACTTATCTGCTGATGGATTGGCACCCTTAAACGATGGGTCTTTCTGAATGGCTTCTTTCGTCTTATCGACAACTGGAGCGAGTGCTGCTTCAAGTGCTTTTGGATCATCCAATTCTTCATCACCTTTGGGGTCGATTATAACAGATGCTTGCCTAACTAAATACCTTAGAGCTGCACTAGCTCTTGGGTTGTTGTCAATTGCATCTAAATGATTAACAATAATTTCTTTAGGAGATTTACCAGTTTTATCTGCTTGGGTCTTAACAAGCCTATAGAGGGCATAACCAATCAAAGCTGGTGCCGATTCGTATGAGACAATCATGTTCGCGAAATCAAAACCAGCTATATCTAAAGCTACACCAAGACCCACAGCACCGTCTAATGCTGTAGCTGCAATCTTGGCTGCACGGTCCTCGTCTAATTTCATCTTATCTTCAGTAACTTCGACAGTAAACTTGTTCCAGTTTTCCTGAATTAATGCATAGTTTTCATATTTCATTTTTTAACACCTCGTCTATAAGACTGTTAATTTTATCATTCTTGCTTTCTTTTAAGCCGTAGTCCTTTGCTTCTCTCATCATAAAAGCACCCGGGGTTGATGGCTCTGACACAACATCAAAACAAACTAACTCAAAGTCTTCTTGTACAATTGATTTACCATTTTGTTCTTGAACTGATCCAGTGCCGCGGGACGAAATACCAATCGAGCATCCGCCTTCTACAAGTGCACGAAGTGTTTGGCCAGCAGGTGTATCAAGAACTTGAATTTTACCCATTACTTTATTGCCTTCCATCCAGATAGAGGTAACTTTATGGGAAACAGATGCCAATGAAACTTCAACCTTATCTGGGTGATCAAGCTCACCAAGGGCTCGCCTTTCCTTAACAAGTTGTTGGTATTTTCCGACTTCTCTTTTTAGAACACTCTCCGTATAGATACGACCATTGCCGTTTAGTGTTTCGCACATCTGCATAATGCCAGAAAGAATCATCCCACCATCAGAGACAAATCTCTTCTCTTCTTCAGTGAGAAGATCTTTACAAACTCCACCTTCGCAAAGCTCATAGTATTCTCGTAGTAATTTTTTACCCATAGCTAAGAGCCCTTACAGCACCGTCTGACTGGCTGCAGCATCCACTTGTTTGTCCAAGTGGCAGGACTCTGGGCTTGATTGTTTGTATTCATGTTTAATTCCCTCATCTCCAAAAATCATGTTAAGTACATAAGATGTCCCTGATGACAGCCAACCAAGAATAAAAAAATTGGCTACAGTCACATCAAAGTTAAATAGTTCCGTGAATGGAGAAAGTAGTAATAAAAACCAACCTATATGAAAGCCCATGCACATTGGACAATTAAACAATTCTCCAAGGCGACCTTCTTTTGGTCTTACATTTTTAAATATTTTACCGTATACAACAATTTGAGTTAAGCCATATGCACAAAGTATAAATGTTAATAATTCCATTAATTCCTCAAATTGTATACATGTAATTGTATGCATACGGATCTCTAATGTATCCGGGCTGGATAGATCCTTTTTCTTCCGCCTGCGGTACTTCACCAAGTTCTGTAGAGTATTCCTTGTCTGGGTGAATGTTGTGTTGATCATCCATCGAGACAATTGCTTCAACTTGTTCAAAGTATGGTCTTTCTTCTTCAATAAAATTGTGTATGTTAATCAGTGCCATTTTC